TAAGGGGAGGACGTCACGAGCGTGGTTCCCCCACCGATATTGGTTCCCTCACGGACCAGCGCTGGAACACCGAGCGCCAGTAGTGCGTTGTGGGTTCCCCCCTTCCCTTATTGACATTCCCAATCCTCTGAAGGGGATTGGGAGTGTCAAGAGGCAGAAGGGTTCAAATGCGGGTCCTGTTGATAGGACCCTTTTTTGTTGCACTTAGCGCCCCATAAGATAGACCCCCCTCCCTTCTCTCGCCGGGGTCCCCCCGCCCCGGCTTTTTTAAAAGTAAAGGAGGTAGGAGTATGCCGATAGACTGGGATGCGATTGAGCGCGACTATGTGTATGGGATTGTGCGATCTGATGGGCGTATACACTTTCCAAGCATGAAGGAGCTCTGCGCAAAGTATGGGGTTAAGTATGCGACTCTGGCATGTCATATATCTCGCAAGAATTTGGCGCAAAAAAGGCGTCAGATTCAGAGTGAGTACATGATCACCAGCTTTTTGAAAACACAGGATGACGAGATACAGGAGCTCACAGATGAGGACATGATTCGGCAGGTCGCAAGGACCGGAATCAAGGTGTGTAAACTTGCACTTCAGCAGGTGGCAGAAAGTGAAAGCGCATTGGAGTTGATCAACAACGTTCGGACAGTTAGCGAAGCGTTGAAGAACTTTGTTGCGATCTTCAAATCCGTGCAAGGTCCTCGCGGTGTAGGGGGCGTAGAACTGTATGAAGTCGAATTCAGGGGTCTCGAAAAAGGTTTTGAAGATCAAGTTTCATCCTCATCCACAGCAGAAGGAAGTGATGCTTCACCCGGCTCGGTTCAAGATACTGGCTTGCGGTCGGAGATGGGGAAAGACGACACTTTCAGTGTTGGCGATTCTGGAGAACGCTTGGAAGAAACCTAACAGCATTAACTGGTGGGTTGCTCCGGTCTATAGCCAATCAAAAATCGGTTATAGACTGTTAAAACGAATCTTGAAAGACACAGATCTGATCGCGAAAAAATCTGACAATGACCTTTACATTGAGCTCATAAATGGCTCGCTGATTGAGTTCAAAAGTGCCGAGCGTCCTGACACGTTGCACGGTGAAGGACTGTCAATGTGCGTGATTGACGAGGCGGCACGAATCGATGAAAACGTCTGGTATGAGGCGCTGAGACCCGCGTTGATGGACACTGGCGGCAAGGCGATGATAATCTCGACGCCCAAGCGAAAGAGCCGCTGGTTCTATAGGGAATGGCTCAAAGGAAAAGTTGGTGAGCCTGACTATGCGTCATGGCAACTACCTTCCTACGGGAATCCATACATTCCACGCGAAGAGCTTGACCGATTACGTGAAAACCTTCCATTAATTGTGTACAGGGAACAAATCTTGGCTGAGTTCATCGATGACACTGGCTCGGTCTTCAAAAACGTTGAAGCGTGCATTGATGAAACGATTGTGGTTCCTGAGTTTCCTCGCCCTGATCGCATTTATGTAATGGGGGTTGACCTTGCGCGTTACGAGGATTTCACGGTCATAACAGTGCTTGATCAAGACGGTAGGGTTGTGTACTGGGATAGGTTCAACAACCTCGCTTGGGCTGTGCAAAAAGAAAAGATCAAACAGGTTGCGAATCTTTACAGAGCCTACGTTGTTGTCGACTCGACAGGGTTGGGCGATCCTGTATTAGAACAGCTAAAAGCAGAAGGTCTCTTTGTGACGGGCTTTAAGTTCACAGCGACAACGAAGATGATGCTAATTCAAAAGCTGATGCTTGCGTTCGAGAATCAGCTCATAAAACTACCAAAAATTCCAGAGCTTTTCAAGGAATTGGAAAGCTTTGAATACGAAATAACGCCAAGTGGAATGCTGAAGTACAAAAGCGTATCTGGACACGACGACTGTGTGATGAGCCTCGCGCTCGCGGTTTGGGGTTTGAGACGTAGCGAAATGAATCTGTATGTGATGCGTTACAACGCTCCAACTTATGAAAAGAGGTGGGAAGATGATCTTGTCTACTGAACCACTGTTGTGGAACATGGTCACTGAAGCGCTGAAGCAAAACATTAGCAAAGAGACATACTTCACCATGTACGCAACTGATGAGACGATTGCGTCCGGTATCGCATTTCTCACATACAATGTCTTTTCGTTCTGGGGCGATTATGTGCATCCTCGGCAGGAGATAACCGATTTTGTGAACGCAAATTTTGAAGAGCTTGACACCTCGCTGGAGTCGGTTCTGCACAAGATTATTGAACACACATTCGTATATGGGCATTGCTTTTCGGAGCTTGTTTGGCGGCGAAAGAACGGAAAGTATTATCTCAAGGCCATAATTCCGCTTCATCCTCTGTTGACCTCTTTAAAGTTTGACAACAACAACCAGCCTGAGGCGGTCTTGTTCCAAGCGGATGATGGGGTGCGAGAAATTCCACTGCGAAAGATTTTCGCATTCAAGATTGGAAGTGGCGTTTACGGTGAAAGCAAGCTCAGAAGGATCTACAAACTGTACTCGATGAAGCGCGCTTTCTTTATGTTCTGGGCCACGGCCATGGAACGATACGCCATGCCCATTATACATCTCCAAGTGGAACAGACAGATGAGAGTAAGCTCAGAGCCATGGTTGACGAGGTGCGAAACGTGTGGTCAAATGGGGTCATCGCTTCAACAGGATCGGGTGTAAACCTAAGACTTCTGGAGCCTTCAAACAACGTTTCGCAGACGTTCCTTGAGGCGATCGAGTTTTTGAACACGCTGATATACCGCGGCTTGCTACTTCCACAGTTGCTTATCTCGGCTCGTTCGACGGGAACCTATGCCCTTGGTCGAGTCCACTTTGAGCTGTTCAGCATGGCGGCTCGCAGGATCACAACGCAGCTGGCAGAGGCCTTAGTAGACCAAGTCGTCGCCCGGATCTTAGATAACAATTTTGAAGATGTGGACAACTACGGAAAGTTCGTTGTGACTGAACAGCCGAGTTCGGACGAGAGGTTCAAGCTCAGTCAAGCCTTTTTGAATCTGATCAATGCGGGCATTCTGGATCCCGTCACGGATAACGAATGGATCAGAAACATGCTGAAGTTTCCTGTCATTGAGCATGACGAGGAGCTGCATCAAGCTTATTTTGATCTACTCAGGGGTGAACGTGAGTGAGCAAAGAGCTGTTTCTGAACTATGCGCGTAAGCATTTCACAGTTTCAGTGCAAGAGCTGGCGGACGGTTTGTACTACGCGCATTCTACGGTCGAAGACGACGAGTTAGAGGAGTACATTCAGCGAGTGCTCTTCACGTTGCTCATGTACAGCTACTTTGCGGGCGGAGCGGCGCTCACGATATTCTACGATGTACCTTATGAGTTGTTTCGACGTGAAGATTACAGTCCCGCGGCGCAAATATACCTCGAAGAGTTCGTGGACACCTTCTTTGTATCGCTTGAGCGACGGCTGCCACGTGAGGCTCGAAAGCGGTTTGGAAATAACATAGCTTTCTTCGTTCCCCCTGAAGTGCTGATGACAGGCTTTGCGAACTATACGACGACACTGGCGCTTGGCTTAGCGAGACGTGTGAGGATCGCAAAGCAAGCGGCGGACGTGAGAAGGGCGCTTGACACACTACGGGGAGTCGAGCACATTGTGGCGGCGACGGAGTTCACACGCGGATTCACGGTAGGCCTGCTGAGCGCGGCTCGACGCTGTCCACAAGTTGCGGGCTTTCTGTTCTCAGCGATTTTAGACGAGCGAACGAGTATTTACTGTCGCCCACGGGCGGATATGTTCATCCCGGTGTGGGATATTGAAAAATTGATTCGCAATTCGCCACCATTGCACCCGAACTGTCGCAGCGTGTTGATACCCGTTCACGAAAAAGTGGGTCGTGAAATTGACGATTTGCAACTTCCACAGCCTCCGTTCTACTCTCCACAGCAGGAGTTTGTGCGGCTCGCACTCATGGCAAGGGGGTGAATAGATGAAGCGCATGTATCGTTTCACAGAAGTGCAACTTGGAGAGGAACGAGTCTTTTGGCACAACCTTCTTCCCGTAGGAGTGTTTTTCAGCGACGTTTATGGCGAAGTGGAGATAACACACGATCTCATCCTCGAAATGGAGCAGAACTTCAAGCTTGGCATCCCGCATTACAAGATCCCGGTCAACATCGAGCATGAGGATCTGTTAGGCAAAATTGGAAACGTGGTTGACGTTCAAGCGAGAGAAGATGGTCTGTGGGTGAAGATCGAGCTCACGGAGGAAGGTTTCAAGTTGCTGAAAGAGAAACGGTTCGAGTACTTATCCGCCGAGTACGTCGAAGATTACCGAGATCCCGTGTCTGGTGAGAGAGTCGGACCTGTGCTCGTGGGTGTGGCTCTCACGAACAGGCCGGCTCATCCAGCGATGAACCCAATCTCTTTTGCTCAAGCCCTGAAGAGAATGATGAACAATTTGATGCACATGTTTAAGGACTATTACATCCCCCCAGTTCCGCGTGGATGGAAGCTGAACGCCGAGTCACCTTGGGATTGGACCCCGGAGGATGAAAACAGGATCCTTGAACAAAAAGGTTGGAGCGGATTTGCGAGAGTGCACGCGTATGTCGACATGAAGAACTTCGAGATTGGTCCGAGTGGTTGGCCCGAGAACAAGCAAGCCTACAAGCTGCCATTTGCAAAACTTGAAGGTGGTGAGTTTGTCATCTACTGGAGTGGTGTTCGAGCAGCGATGGCGGCTTTACTGGGAGCTCGTGGTGGGGTGAAGATACCTCGTGAACACAAGCCCAAGGTGTATGAGTTTTTGAGCGCATTGTACCGCAAGTTTGACAAGGAACCCCCGGAATTTCATTTCGCAGAACAGGAGGTAGAGGAAGTGGACACGAAGGAACTGAAAGAGCAACTTGTTGAGAGGGAAAACGAAGTCAAGACACTGAGAGAACAGCTTGAGCTGAAGGAAAAAGAACTGCAACAGCTGAAAAGTGAGTACGAATCGCAGCTGGAGGAAATGAAGAAGAAATACAATGAGGTCTACGTGAAACTCAAGTATGCCGAATGGACTGAAAAAGGTGTCGCTCCCGTCGTGGCGAAAAAGTTGGCTGAAAAGCTTCTTGCTCATCCTGAGCTCGAGCAGGACTTAGACGAGATCGCTTCAAGTCTTGCCGCTCCTGAGTTGTTGGACCAGATTTCTACCAACGCAGAGCCTCCGCAAGTGGAGGACACGCTTGAGAAGAAACTCACAGAAGCGTGGTTGAGTTACATCAAAAACACGTGAAGGAGGGAGTGAAGCATGTTGCAAACTCTGACAAAGCCTATTTATGAGCTGCTCGTGCCGGTTAAGCCGGACAGCACGAATACCCTGTCGAAGGGTACCATCCTCGAGTTCGACACGGCGAGCGCAGCCTACAAAGCCTACAGCTCAGGTGTTCCGTGTGCTGTCTTGATGGAAGACGTCCCGGCCGGAAGTACACCTGTCTATGCGAAGGTAGCCTTCGAAGGTAGTTTCTTCGAAGACGAGATAGGCACCGTGTCCGAGGAAGTGAAAGCGGCACTCAGGAATGTGAAAATCTACATTCTCGACAGACAACAAATTACGAGATGACGAGTAGACAAGGAGGGATAAAAAGTGGCGACTGTTGTGACTCCTGTCCCGTGGAAGGTCCTTACGAAGGTATACAACGAGATTCAAACTGAAGATTTGTTTTTGCAAAAGACATTAGTACCGCCTTCGAATGTGCAGAAGTTGCTCACAGAATTCGTCACCTATAGGATCGTGCGCCAGCCCATGAGCGTCGCGAGCTTGGGCTTGCCCGGCGATCCACCTAAACAGGTCAACATCTCTGTCAAGGTTGAAGAAGTGACACACAGAGTTTTGCAGATATTCGAAGAGGATCAGGTTAACGTCGGGCAACTGGCTTATGACTGGAGACTCGACATACTGAATCAGGGTGTGTTGGATTCGGCAAACGATATCGCCGCTTCGCTCGCCGCACTTTACACTCCTAAATTGACTGAGCTCAAGAACAGGCTCAAAAGGCGACTTGAACTCATGTTTGCTCAGGTGCTCAGCACTGGAAAGATCAGCTACAACGATGGTGTGAGAAACATCGAAATCGACTACGGAATTCCGGCAGCAGGAGACATAAGCTTTGCCAGTAATGCGCATGTGTTGTCTGACCTGAAAGAAGCCGTCGACGACTTCACCCGCAACTTTGGCATGATGCCAAACATAATTATCTTCTCGCCCGACATCGTCGATGCGTTCCTCAACAACCAGCAAGTTGAGAAATTCATCAATCGTAACACTTTCGGTTGGGGTAACATCAAGCCCGCAAGAGTGTCTGGCACAACGTTCTATCTCGGAAGCTTCCCAGAGTTCGGAATTCCAGACATCTACGTCTATCAAGGCTATTACATTGATCCAACAACTGGCAACAAGATGCCTTACTTGCCGGATTCGAGGGTTATCATGACACACACAAGCATTTGGAACCTTGCTTATGGAGCGATCTTCGACTTTGAGCTTGAGCCGTCCGGTAGACCTATCGTGACAGATGTGTTGGTCAAGGAAAGCGTAGTGAACAGGGGTACGGCAAAGGTTATTACTGTGCTGAGCAAGCCTTTGGTTTACATCACCAACAGCTACGGAATCAAGGTTCTTGCGGTAACGGTCTAACCCTAATGAGAGCCCGCGCTTCGTGCGCGGGCTTTTGAGGTGATGCTATGACCCTCAAGGAGTTCTTGGTGTATGCGCCCAGGGAGTTTCTGAGGCCATTCGTTGATGATAATGGTGATCTCATCATCGACGAGGTCACCCTCAATAAGATTTTAGAGGCTTCATGCGCTAAGATAAACACCATTTTTCCAGAGATGGATCAAGAACAGAAGAAGGAGCTCATCGTCTATGAGACGCTTTCGCGCCTGCTGTTGCGCCAAGGCCAATTTGAGCTCGCAAATCAACTGGTGACTTTTCTCGCGAATAAGGTGCAGGTCTACGCTTCAGCAAGGTCAAAACAAGCGACCGGGCTCATAGTCAAAAGCGACGAAAGGATTTTAAGTCGTGAGGAGTTCGAAAAATGGTGAAAGTACGTATCAAGCTTGATAAAGATGTGCTCAAAAGAGAGATCGAGCAACTGAGACAAGATGTGCACACGACTGCGTCAGGGCTCGCGGCTAAATGGAGCGAGCTCGTTCAACGCGCGTATCTTCAGGGTGGTTATCCGATTCACTGGAAACCTTTGGCACGAAGAACGATACGAGACAAGCTTTCGCAAGGCTATCCGCTCGATCCCTTGATTCGAACGGGTAAGATGCAGGCAAGCAACGTGTTTAGGGTCAGTAGGAGCACAAAGATGGTGACGATCACGGCTTTCAACAAGAGGCGGTATTGGAAGTTTCATGAAACGGGCACGAGATACATGCCAGCGCGTCCACAAGTGAACCCGGCACTCTACGAAAAGGAGTTTGCACAGTACATTGAACAGAAGTTAGGTGCGAAGGCGGTGTGACGATGCTCAAAGAAATTAAGGCCACTCTCGCACAGTGGCTGGGTTCAACATTTAATGTCCAAGTGTATGACTATGAGATCCCTCTCACGAGCGAGTACAGATTTCCATGCGCGACAATTAGCATAGGAGCATTCAAGGAAGTCGCTGAAAACACTTTGCAAGTTGAGTTCACAGTCGATTTCGCTTTCAAGGCCCATTATCGGGCTGGCGGTGAGATTGAAGACAAGATCTTAGATTTACTCGAGAAGATACTCGCACATGAGCAGGTCGTTGTCGAGGGAAACACGGTGAGATTCGACCTGCGTGAGCTTGGTATTCAAAGGCTCTTGGATGACAACTATTACACAGTGATTCTCACAATACCACTGATCGTTGTGAAAGGAGGAAGATAAAATGTCTCTTGTGATGGGAGTTAGCGGTGTCTACGTCTCTCCTGATACGAATACCGCAGCATGGACTGGAAACCCACCGACGTTGAATGAATCAAAAACGTGGCACAACCTCGGAAAAACTCAAGGTGGTGTTAGGTTCAGATTGGGTGTCGATACTACAGCTGTGGAATGCGACCAGTCGCAGTATCCTGTGCTCGAGATGCCCACGAGAGGTACACTTGAAATCGAAGCTCCACTGTTGGAGCAGAACGCGGCTAACCTTAAACTCGCTTTTACTGGTGTCTATGACTCGAGCGCCTCGCTACCCCTTGTTGTCGAACAGATAAACAGAATACCTGATCCTGTGGATTTGAAACTCGAAACCGCAGTGTTGGACGGAAAAAAGAAGATCCTCGTCTTCACAAAGGTGAGGCCCAGAGTCAACGTGGATACGAGTTTTGCGCGTGATGCGGCCACTGTCATGACTATAGTCTTCCAAGGTACGTCAGAGACGAACATTGGAGTCTTCGAGGTCACAGTTTAAGCTTGAATGAGGGGTGCCACTGCAGATGCGGGGCACCCCTTTAAATTTTTAGGAGGAGGGAAAGAATGGCGGAGGAAAAGGAAATTCTCAAGAAGATTGAAGAAAAAAAGCTTGAATTTGAGCAGTTCATGAAGCTTGCGCCCAGTCCCGTTGACGTGGAAGTTGCGGGTAAAAAATACACGATCATGCCGCCTACGCTTTGGGTCATGAACAACGTAGAAAAATTGTTCACTGAGATTTCGCTTCAAAGGCTAAAGGTGGCGCAAAAGCTGACTGAAAATGAACAAGCGCTTGATGAACTAATGAACCTGTTCGCGCAACACGTTGACATCGCAGCTAAGATCGTTCAGGTTATCCTCGATGGGAGACCACGTGAAAAGCACGTTGTCGAGATCGAAGAGATCATGAACGAGTGGACCATCATTGACTTGGTAAAGGTCTTTAAGGCGTACGAGTACATGATAGATTTGTCGGATTTTTTCCAAGCGTTTCGAATACCTCGGGTTCAGTAAACTGGGCGAAGCTCGTTGCGGGCTTGGCCCGTTGGTTAAAATTGACTCCAACCTACATTCTCTACGACCTGCCCGTGACAACGTTTGTGATGTTGTGTAACGCCCTCAGCGAATCTGACAAGACTGTCGATCCTGATGAGCTCGTAGACCTACTCGAAGGCTCCGGTTCACAGATCATCACGGGAGGCAAGCAAAATGGCTGAACAATTCAAGTACATATTGAGCATAGATTATTCCGAGGCGGAAAAACAACTCAATGAGTTCGTCTCAAAAATGACTCAGCAATTTACGCAGTTGGCGCAGTCAATCCAGCAGGGGCTCAGCACAACCTTGAATGGCGTTAAGGAACAAACTCGTCAAATGGCATCAGAGTTGAAAAAGACAATGGAAAGTGCGACGTCCGCTCGCACTTCGTCTGGTGTTCGAAAACTCATCGAGGAACAGAACCAGCTTCGGGAGTCTCTCAACAGCACGCAGCGAGCAGCTCAAGGGGTTGCGCAGAGCCTGCTTGGCGAAGTCACAAATGCCATCAGGATGTACAACACGCAGTTGAAAACAGTTGCGGCAGCTTTCACTCAACCTGTTTCTAACCTTCGCAAGGTTGTGAACTCCTTGGTGGGCGAGACTCAACGTGCCAAGGATAGTTTTTCGGGCTTTTTTGATCAAATACGACAAGCTTACAGTGTTACAAATCTCATCAAGGGGGCCATGGCAAGCTTCGGAATCGTCTTTGGAGCGTACGGTATCGTTCAGGCGTTCAAACAATCTGCGCAGGCGGCGGCCGAATTCGACAAAGCGATGCGTCAGGTCTGGACCCTGCTCAAAATTAGTGAGGGTGAATTTCAGACTTTCAAGGATGCAGTGCTTGAACTTTCTCGCACTGTACCGCTTGCTACTTCGGATCTTGCGATGGGCATATATTGGGCTCTGTCTGCCGGCGTGCCAAAGGAGAATGTCATCGAGTTCGTGGAACAGGCGGCGAAGACGGCTGTGGCCGGTTTAACCTCGCTCAAGAACGCTGTAGACGTGATTACAAGCGCTATGAACGCGTACGGGTACACCGTGAGTGAGGTTACAAAGATCACAGACATTCTCTTCAGAGCCACGTCTCTTGCTAAAACAACATTCGAAGATCTCGTCACCACGATAGGTCCCACGATTCCTGTCGCGGCGGAATTGGGTGTTGGCTTGGACGAACTCGCAACGGCGATTGGCACGCTCGCAAACATGGGTATCTCCACCGCGAGGGCGGCAACATACATTAACCAAGCCTTGGTGAACATACTCTCGCCAAGCACGCAGGCGAAGGAAATTGCGGAGCAGCTCGGTTTGCAGTTCAGCGCCACGGCATTGCAAGCGATGGGTTTCACAAACTATTTGCGCTATCTCAAGGAAGTAATTGGTGACAACGAAGAAGCGATGGCGAAGCTGTTTGGGAACGTGCGCGCTATGAGGGCTGTGTTCTCGCTCACATCAGAACAAGGTTTGAAGCTATTCAATGACATGCTGAAAGAGGTTCAGAACAGTGCAGGAGCCACGGAAGTCGCTGCGCGAAAGATGACAGATGCGTTGAGCTATCAAGCGCAAAGATTCAAAAACATTTGGGGTTCGCTCATAAAAAGCGAAGAATTTCGGGGCTTCTTGGCTGGTCTCATGTCGGCTGTCAATACTGTTTCAGCGGCTGTCACGGGCTTTTCGGAGGGTTCCGTGAAGCTCACAACTGTAGGCAACGCAATACAACGCACGTTGAGCGACGCTGCGGCGAGTGCGAACAACCTTGGAGAGGCGATGAAAAAGCTCGAAGCGGCGCAGAAGTTTGCGACGGCAAGTTCTGAGTCCTTGAAGACTGGATATACGAACTTGCAAAGCGCGATGACCGATTTCTATCATCTGCTCGGTGTTTCGTACATACAAAAGAACGCGTACATTGACTTGTCTAATGAGGAAAAGCGTGTTCTGCAATCTCTGCAGTCATCTTATCCTGCTCTCGCCGAAAGCATTACGCTTGTCGGAGACGCCTACACATTCAACAAAGAAAAGGTGTTAGCGTTCCTTCAGGCGCAAATCAAAGCGATTGAGCAGCAAGCGAAGTACCTCGAGCTTATGAAGCTTCAGAGGAAGCAATACATTTCGGAAATGCAACTTTCAGAGAAGGAAGCAGAGGCGCGACTCGAAGAGATTCAGACGCGAAAACAACAGATAGCCACAACAATTGAGCTGTATAAGGTTTTGGACAGTGCTGTTGCCCGTGCGAGTGAGTCGCTAACGCAAGCGATGGGGGCTATCAATGTCAAAACGCTGGATGATTTGTACAAGCAGCTTACAAAGTACTGGATGGATGCAAGAACAAGGTTGACACCGCAACAGCGCGAAGCGGTTAACGCTTTGGCGAGAGTATACGACACGCTCACGGTGCAGTTCTTTGAGCAATTCTTCGCAGAATTAGCAAAAAGCGATGTCTTTAGAAGCGATAGGCAGCTGTTGCAGACCTTGGGTGAAGTTCGAGAACAGCTTGTTAAGTCCGCTCGTGATGCGTACAAAGATACGGCGGGTAACGTGGATGTCGCTTGGGCAATCTACAAGAAGACCTTCAACGAGATCTACAAGCGTTACGCGAGATTCTTTGAGAGCATGCCAATTGAGTTCCAAACGATACTGAGCGAATACGTTTG